GTTCACCTTAAAGTTTCTGGATATGCCTGTAGAAGGCTTTTATTCAAAGAATGACTCAGCCATGCGCGTGAGCCAGGATTTTGATATGGCCTATTTTAAACTGGACCCAGTTCAAACCTCGAAATTAGGAGTGGCTAAAGTGCCTGTGGCACGTGCGGTTGCTCTTAAAGCCGATGTTTGTGTTTATGGGCCTAGATGTGATGAACAATGGAATTTTTATAGAAGTTCTGGCAAACTAGTGGGGAATTCCTCTGGTTCTTTGAGATTTGTAGACCACAATTTGGATACAATCAAGGGAACCTCTGGAGCTCCTGTTTTAGCTGGCAAACAAGTCGTTGGTGTGCACACTGGTGCCACACCTAGTGGTTTGCAAAATGAAATGGTGTTGATTTGGTTTCTGCCTTTCTTAAGAAGAAAAGAAAGTTTTGAAGAAATGGATGACTACGCCAGCTCACGAGAAATTGATTATTATTCCTCTGATGAGGGGTCTGATATATTTATTACTAAGAAGGGAGATCTTTTGTCACCTGTTGACAAAACGCTCGCTGCTGAGTATGCTCGTATGGGTTATGCTAAGTCTGCTTACTTGGACAAAAATGGGAAGTTTGATGATCAAACCAATCCTATGACGGACCTTGATCCTTACGGTGAAAGCTTAAAAGAGTCTTTGCCTGTTTTTAAAAATCTGAAGTTCGTTCGTAGTTTGGGTCGTGTTTCTGTTCCACAAAGGATACCCGAGGTTGATAAAAAGACCTTATCTCTGTTAACTGAGGAGGAAAAGAAGTTAATGAGTAATTATGAGTATCCTAGAATGAGAGAAGTTCGTTTAGAAATGAAATCTCTTGATTTTTATTTGGAGAACTTGAATAGGACAATTGATTATCTGCCTGACTTGAAAACTATAAACGTTGTAGCCGAACGTGTGTCTAAATTATATGCTGCTTCTACTTACGTCATAGATATTGACGTTTTTGATCGCAAATCTTTTGAGATGCAATTTGAGTTGGCTCTGCAAGAGATTAATAGGGACAGTAGTCCTGGTTATCCTTTTGTATTACACGGCTTGTGTACCAATGCCAATTTGTTGGATGACCCTGTGCATCTGACAAATTTGCGTGAAGCCGTTTGGATTAAGTTGAATGCGTATTCAGAAGTACATGTCCCTATGGAACCTTTGCGGGTTTTCATTAAAAATGAGCCCACTAAATTAAGCAAGATTGAACACCCTCGGGTGATTCAGTCTGTGTCTATTATTGACAATTTGGTTCATCGCTTATTGTTACAAAATAGCTTAGAAGCTGACAGAAATGCCTGCTTTGCAGCTCCTTGTAAGAGTGGCTTTGATAACAAGCCAAGAAGTTGGATTAGATTGTTTAGTGGTGCTAAAGAGGGAACTTTCATGGAATCTGATGCCGTTACTCAAGACTACACGTTTTTAGAATGGAATTATAGGTGCGCGGCAAAAATAGAAAAAAGACGCGCTAAATTTGTTAATGTCACTTCTTCTGCTCAACAGAAATGGGAGTTGGCCGTGGCTCATGTTGCTTATGCGATGTGCCATGACAAAACTTATTTTGATTTGCATGGAGATGTGTTTGCTGCCGAGTGTAAAGGCAACAAACTACCTGGAGGAATGGTAACGGGGTCTTTGATGACGTTGCCTTGGAATACTAGTTGTATGCTTCAGCGTCGTGTTTTAGTTGATATTTTAGCTAAACAAAACGTTGAGTTACTTGCTCGTAACATTTTTGTTATGGGCGATGATATATTGGAAAACATTACTAATTACCCTGCTAACTACGATAAAGTTATTGTGGACGGCTTGAGAAAAGTTGGTCAAATTATTAGGCCAGCGGATATAGTAGTGGGTGGAATTGATAAGGTGGCCTTTCTGGGCAACCGTTTTGTTTCCACACCCAAAGGCATATTTCCGTATCCTGATCCTGACAGAGTAGGCAAACACTTGTTGGCTATTGTTCAAAGAGACACCTTTAAGGTTAAAGATGAAGTTGTCTCTGAGACTAGCTTTTCAAGCTTCCAAAGCTTAGCTAATAGTTATTTGCTTAACTACGTATATGCACCTGACACCTCTGTATTGAATTTTAATAGGCTTTCTCAATTATTTTTAGCTTGTGGATTGGAAGTCCGCACTAGGGATTATTATATAGATATTACCATGCGTGAAAAGATTCCTGAATTGGATGATTTTTGCGTGGAATTGAAAGGGCAATTAAAACTTAAGAAGAGGTTTGAGCATGGAGTTCGCCATGCCTTGTTAAAAGATTTTGTTGTACCTGAAAATTCTTCTGATTTTTACTTACAGTCTTTAGCGGAAAGACGTCGCTTTCATTATTTTGGAAGCATTGATCCGCTAATTACTGCTGGTGAATCTGAAGCTTTTTCTTTGTTTTCAATTTATTGGAAGCAGCCTTCTTTGGCAATTTGGAATACAGTTTGCGGATTTACTACCACTTTAAGTAATGGTTTGGTAATTCGCAAATTTGTTGGTCGAAAGTATTCTATATATACTCATTTGAAGATTTTAGATGATTTTCTGAGTTATAGAATACATCCTTTGTTGTGGAGTTTGTCCACTCCTTGGTTTGATGAAAACTTGTATGAAAATGAGTTTGATTCGGTTCTTTATCCAATTTTGTTTTTGCCTGAGTTGTTTTTGTGTTATGTGGCTTGTTTTCTTCCAGTGTGCAAAAGACGTTCAGCACGTTTTTGTCGTTGGGTAACTAGTCATTCTGCAAAGCATGAGGTTTTTAACCTTAAAGTACAACATTTGTATAGTTATTTCTTGGCTATAGTTTTCGTGCCTTTGTTTTTGCATGGGCTTGGAATCTTATGTTATTTTTCATTCGCTGTGTTGGAGGTGTCAAACACCTATGAGACCTATGTTGATCACTTCTTCGGAAATGTTTTTCATGGGGTTTATTTGGGTTGGTTTGCTGTACTTCATCTTATTGACATTCTTATTATTTGGGCCTGGCCGTTGTTTGGTGGGCTTTATTGGTATGGTTGGCATGAGAGGGGCTTCATTACTCTTATTAAAGGAGTCTTATTCAGCTTAATTAAAAACGGGGCAACTGTAATGGAAGCCTCGAAAAATAATTTAAATTTTAAAATTAACCAATTTCACTTTACTATTTCACTAATCTGTAAAACGATGAACAACAAATTACACAATCGTTTTAATAACTCGTTCTCTCAAATTCGTTCTAAGCTAAAATCTAAGGGTATAGCTGACGATATCTTAAAGCCTATGATTGAAGATATTCAACAAGGCATTACTGAGTTGGGAGACATAGTCACTAAACCTTTGCAAATTGCGGACGATATAGCTAACAAGTTTAGCTTACAAGAAACAAAAAGCAGAGGGGACTATTTGCCGGCTACTCTTAGTCATATAATCGCTACGACTACTGCTAATACTACTGTTAAGTTGTATTACAAGGAGTCTAAGAAGTGCAAGTCTGGAGAAAGGCGTATGACCTTTTGCCAGCCATTGGTTACGGTCAATGCTAGCACTACTATTGTACAAGGTTCAATTTTGTATGCTACTGGGATTGATGAATCTATGTTTGATTCTACCCAATTAGCTGCTGATTTTGATGCCTATGAACAGTGGCGTGTCAATAAAATGCGGTTTATAATACTGCCAAAATGTACCTCTGGGCAATCAGGAGGGTATTTTTCTTTCACTACGCCAGATGCTAATGATTTCTTCCAATCGGATGGTTTGATTAGGTCTGCTATTTTAGATTACAATACTATTGCCAAGCACACAGGTACTGAGCATAATTGGTTGACAGGAGTGGGTTCTACCGATCATGTTTGTAAAAGGAAACTTTTTACTGACAGCGGTTGGAGCTTATTTCCGTCATCTGGCTCAGATGTTAGGATGAGTTCAGCTGGAGCGTTTGTTGTCGTTTCGACAGGCACTTTAGCTTTAACCACTAACTCTTTATTTTCAGTATATTGCGAAGGAGATATTACTTTCTCTGACGCTAACAGTAGCGACCAACACAACAATCCTCTGTGTTGGAAAGCCACTGGTATAAATAGTAATACGTTGATGTCCAGTCGAACTTTGTATATGCTTAGTGACGTAATTAATAATTCTGTCAATAATGCTAAAGCTGGTTTGGCTGCGTACACAGAAGGCGCAGTGGATAATGATGCCAATAGGTCTAATTCTTCACTGCTAACACCAAACAATGGGTCTACGCTGATCGCATTGCCTTATGGTGAATATGCCTTCAGTATCACCTTAGGTTTTTCAGCTTCTCCTTTAGGAGTTACTGCTGTAGTTAATGTCCCAATTCAAGTGGCTATGCAAAAGCAATCCTGGCGCATAGTTGCTAACTTTGGGAACATTACACCTCAAATAGAATTTGTTACTCCACCTGCTAATCCCAATTCTGCAACTTGGGAGGTGGGGGTTGCTGGCTTTATTCGAATGGTTCCTAATTCCGTGAACCCGCCCTTTGCTGGCCGCGGTATTTTTGATATTTCTATGTTGTTAACTAATGGACAGTCTTTACAAAACGTTAGTATGAGCATTCATAAAATAGCTAGTTCCTTCAATAAGCCTATTAATTATGATCCTTTTCCTGTCGGATCTTCCGGTTTGCTGAACTTAAAAGTCAACAAAGAGGAGGAAAAGCAGGAAACTCATGTAATGGAAGGTTACATGTTAGTGCCTAAATTAATTAAGCAATAGATGATTGTGTACTCGACCTGACCTCAGCATGTCAATAAACTGCTGCGCTTGGCCTTAGACGTCAAGCGTGCGTGTTGATTACCGTTAACAATCGTCAGTTTGAAACCTGTAGAAAATTCTAGTCCTTATTGGCCAATATTCTGTTGGTCAATAGCTTTGATAACGTTTTAGAATTCGTTAGGCGTAACTTCTTTCTAATTTGTCATTTGAGACTCCTCTGCAATTTGCGACTGCAGTTGCACTCAGCACTGATTACTTCGATTTCTTACATGGAATTTTGTTTTTCTGTCTCTTTTATTTTCACATGGGCGTGAGATTGTGGGATAGATCTACTTTATTTACTGTACTGAGTTCGCTTTAGTTGGTTGTTTGGG